CTGACATGATCTCTTTCTTACCATGGCAGATAAGTTTGCGGTATTTGTTGTTAGTGTCCTGGACTGTGTGAGTCCAAGCAGAGAAGAATCTCGCAGGTTCAACCATACGAATCTTGGTATCACCTAGCTTCAGGTCTTGCTGGCGGATTAGCGTTGAGCCTCCCCGCTGTACAGATTGATGAGCATCCTCCCAATCTGACTGAAAGTCCTCGTAGTCTTGGTCGAAACCAGGCATTGTCCCGGCTTCTTTTTCATCTGCTGCCATTGTTACTTACTCCTTGTCTCTTTTGCGATCTTTGCTTCGTCGGAGCTTACCGCTCCATCTTTGTTTCTCTTGAGACTTCGCATCTCTGGGTTCTCTAGCAGTGAGCGTGCAAGGCTCAATTGCGAAGGAAGTAGTGCGATCTTGAATTGCATACTCTTCGCATAGACTTTCATTACATTAGCGGTCTTCTCTGCCTCCCTTTTCTTTTGTCGAGCTTCTGAGTATGAAACTAGCTCGACTTCCTCCTTTAGATACTCCTTCTTATCTCCATCATATATCCCGTTAGAGACGAACCATGTGGCTTTGTCCCTAAACAGACCAGGAATAGAAGTCTTTATCATGGTCTCTGTAACCTTGTCATATTTGCCTTCGAGATAATCTTTGGCTACTTCATATGCCAAGGCATACCACGCATCATACTCCTCCTCTGCTTCTGATAGAGCGAAATCAGCTTCAGCACTTAGTGTGCCATAGTAGGCATACCACACTGGAGCCTTATTCATCTCCTCATTGAGACTGAAGGGGTCTTCTAAAGCCTTATTGTGCAATGTGTTGAACAGATCGTGTCGAACTTTCTTATTGAGATTAGGAAGCTCAACATCTATCTGTAACAGTTCTTCTGGACCAATAGGGAAATCGCTGTCACCCTCAGACTGAGGAGCAGGTGCTCTTCTTACTGGCCTTTCATCAAACTCTTCAAAGCTCTCTTCTGGCATCCATTGCTCCTAGTCTTCTATTGGCTTCTGCCAACTTCTCTATTGATCCTATATCGAAAAGTTCACCTTTATACTCCACTGGATACACTGTAGTGTATTCGCACATAGTGTTTATTGCATCTACAAGGTTGAACTCTTTCTTCTCATTTGGAACTACATACCGGAGAAACTGGAATATACTGTACTTGAAACAGAAGATACCAGTGTTGTTTAGATTTGATGGAGGATTTGAAACCTTCTCATAAATCTTTGCAACATCTCCGTTTGTCTTGCTCTCTATTACTCCACACATATCTGGAGTCTCAGTCTGGTTCACCGCTAGAACAGCTGAGCACTTTCTAGCCATGAACTGGGCTCGGACTTCAGAGTATATGTCATTTGGTATAGCTATTATATCGCCAAATGCTACCATTAGTTCTTCACGATTAGGTATGTGAGACCTTGCTGCCATTAATGCCGAAGCTGTCCCGTAGGTGTCACCTTGATATACACACTTAATACTTGGATACTCGTGGTCGAGATAATCCTTGAGTATGTCTCCAAGATACTTGCGAACTACAATTATGTTGTCAACTCCTGCCTTGTGCATTCCATCAATAACATAAGTTATAGCTGGCTTCCCACCTACGGGAACCATTGGTTTTGGCTGCTTTAGAGTAAGCTCACCAAGTCTCTTTCCTCTTCCTGCTGCTAGGATAACTCCTATCAAAACTTGAATCCCTCTCGCCAATCTTCTGAATTTGCCTCAAGAATCTCAAGGTCAATAAGAAGCTGGAACAGATTCGCCACATGCTTACAATATGGCTCATAGTTCCTCGATCTATTGTAAGCGAGAGTAGCTGGGTGCATAAGAGGGAATATCAGCTTGTCCTTGAATACTCCTACTGATGAGTGATAAACCTTACCTGCGTGTTCAGTTATTCTAGCATCAGGAGGTGTGCAGAGAACTGCTTGCATAGCACAAGCCCCAAGAGGGATTACCACAGATGGGTTTACCTCTTTGACATCCTTCACTAACCAGTAGGCACAGGTCTTGATCTCATCTGCTTCTGGGAGTCTATTCCCTGGTGTCCAGCACTTAACTGTGTTTGTGATATAGACTTCATCCCTCTTGTGGCAGATTGCCTTCAGGATGCGATCTAGCCACTTTCCTGAAGCGCCAACAAATGGTTGACCACCTTTGTCTTCTTCCCTCCCAGGATTTTGGCCTACTATCATTATGTCTGCAGGCTTAGCCCCGTGACCAGGAACTACTTGTGTAGCAGTTTCCCTTATAGAGCACAAGTTGCAATCAAGTAGATTTGCTGGGTAGTTTTCCGTTGACAACTTGTATTACACCACCTTTCTTTTTCCATTTTATCTGTAGTAGAACATGAGGGATTCCCTGTGGCTTCTGCCCTGGTAATGCTATAGCTGTTCTTGGGACTATAGATTTGAAGGCAATTCCTTCTATCTCTCCCTCATAATCTCCAGAGGTTATCTCCATAGACATTTGGAGAATCTCTCCAATTTGGACTGGGTCTATTGCTATGACCTGATCCCTTGTCTTAGAGTCATACCTAAATAGCTTCTTTGGAAGCTCGGCTTTCTGCTCTTCTTGGATAGGTTCGTCAGTCATTTATATCCTCTTCTGTGAGTAGTTCATGCATAAGAGGTCTTATGCATTCCTCGATATAGCATCTTACAAGTAGAGTCTCTTCGCCAATTGCCCTTGCAACATCAGACTCTGATAAACCTTCGGCAAGGAGTTTGACAATGTCTTTACAGACATCAGGGAGCAAATCTAGGAGATCATCAACAATAATGCTGAAGACTATTGCATCTGCGTTGGGGTTTCTCTTGTCAGGAATAAGCTCTGATATTGTATCTCCATCCTCGATTGAGTAATCTAGTGAGATAGCATCAGAAATGAATGCGTGTTTCTTGCGTTGTTCGCGCCGGAGGTATACCTGTATATGATTCTGGAGGCATCTATTGGTGAAAGTTGAGAACTCTACATCGTATGACTCATCAAAAGTCTCGATGCAATTATAGACCTTCTCAAGAAGCTCATTCTCAAGAAGCCCTTTGTCCTCTGCTCCAAAAGCAGACTTTGCTATTAAGATTTGAACCTTGGGTCTCCATTCATGGAGAATCTCTTCAACGTATGACCTTGCTCCCATTTCTTCCCATATTCCTTTGCTGCCATCATTTTTATACCTTCTAATTCCATCCTTGAGACCATCGGTGGATCAAAGCCATCGGGTAGCCACAGGACATCTACATCTGTTCCAAACTGCTGCATATTCTTTATTGACTTATAAGCCCCCTTCCTTCCTGCTTCGTCGCCATCTAATCCCATTGTTACATGGTCATATCTTTTGGCGATCCAAGCTACTTGTTTTGTTGTGAGAGAACTGCCAAAGACCACAAGTGCAGTTCTTCCCCATATACCCTGGATATGAAGTCCGTCGAACATGCCCTCACACACAATTGGAGGGAGTGCTGGATCACCTTCCAGTCTACATACGAACAGATTCTTCATCCATCCTCGTGGGTATCTATACTTCTCCAGAATATCCTTATCAAGAGTTCTAGCAACAAATGATACTTGTTCATCGAACTCGTTGTAGACAGGAATTATTATCTTATTTCTGAAGAAGCCAGACTCACAGTAAAGTATGTGGTCTACTTTTAACTGTGAAAAATCAGACTCGCTATATCCTCGCCCACCCTCTGACCTTGGATTTGTGAAGAACTCCTTCACATAGTATCTTGAGCAGTCTTGTGGAACAGGATACCGAAGAGATTCTTGTCTAATGTCTAGTCCAATTGCTTGGAGCTTCTTGATTGTTACCTCAAGGTCTTCTGCCTTGACTTTTATTTCTGTATCTACTGCAGTTAAGGATGCTATCGCTTCCTTATATCCACAGTTTTCCATCTTCATTATGAGAGATATTATGTTTCCCTTACTCTCACAATTAGATGCGAAACATTGCCAGAGTCCTGCTCGATCTCCATCGAGCTTTATTGACCAGCTAGGAGAACGGTCATCATGGAATGGACATGCTGCAACAAACTCATTCCCTATCTGCCTACCTTTTATACCGTAGTCAGATAGAAGCTGAAGCAGGTCTACGTCCACATATTGTTCTTTGACCTTAATCCTTGCCATCGGTTTCCTCTGAATATTGAACTAAGTAGCTAGAACACCAGCCTTCTGGGTCTTGGTTATACTTATCCAGAACCTCACACCACATACCGCAGTGATAGAGGAAGTGGCAGTTATCGCATTTCTCACCAGGCTGTTGTTCTCGCTGCTCAGGCAACTTTTACCACCCGAAGTAGCTCTACATCATGATCAATTACAAGCCACTTCTTATCCCCAGCTATACTTTGAATAGCTGATATTACATCTTCCATATCAGATCTGAACTCTTCTTCCTTTGGAAGTCTGAGGACCATCAGATCTTCTATTTCTGCTAGTAAGTCAAGGTCAACATCCATGACCTCAATTGCCCCTTTTGGTCCAAGGGCTTCAAGCCTATAGACTCCTTCGACTTTCTTTTCCATTACCAACTCCTTTGCCGACAAGAAGTCCTCATCTCATCCCAGCACTCATCACAATGCTTTCCTGCTGGTAGGCCATTATCTGATCTTGGTTGCCCTGGTTTTCGATGGCATGTCTCACAATCATTCTTTACCAGGTATATCTCTTCTACATCATCAGTATTGAATATACTTTTGATAACTCCACGCCCTTCTAGTTGGCCTAGAATCCACCATCTCTCTGGATTGCTGAGTTTGAATTCTGGGTCTACTGCTGCATGGTCGCACCTCTTAATGACTTCATCAAAGTCATCTTTTGTGAGGAACGGATTTGGTGTAATATAGCTAGGAAGCATCCGAGCTATATCATCTGCTATCTCGTGGTATTCTTTAAGAGTTCTGCTCATTTCCAAACATCCACTTCTTCTCGTGCATCAGCAGATCGAGTAAAGTCACTTCCCTTATACTGATCTATGAAGTTCCCGAACTTTCTTTGTAGAAGAGAACCACACTCTAGGCAATTGCCATGTTTCGCCTCATTCATGTGGAACTTTCTAGTTACAACTTCGCCTTTGAGTTTGCACTTCTCATTTGTGCAAACAAACTCGTATTCAGGCATAATTACCTCACAACATGTCGAATAATCCGTAACCAATAATGTCCTCATCATCTTCGGTTAGGAAGAAGTGAGCAGTGTGGAACAGAGGGCTACCTTTCGGAGTCATTTCTGCGTGGTATCCGAAGTTGGCTAACCACTCCTCATAAGACTTAAACTTTGGAGGATACTCAAGACCCTCGAAGACAAGTCTCCAGTCTTCCCATTCTGCTATCTTACCAAGGACATCGTGTCTATGCTCCCATTGATTGAAGAGGTTGTGCTTCTCAAGAATCTCTTTGCCATGATTGATCACTGCAAAGTATTCTTTTGTAGTTATCTCTCCTTTATCAAATAAAGCCTGAAGCCTACCATTGTGGATAAAACTATGACAGTAAGGACAGAGAGCTACAAGTTTCACAAATATAGCCCTTCCAGCAGCATAGTCTATCTCGTAAACCTCATGACACTCAAGCCATTTCTTCTTGCCTTTGGCTTGACTCTTATGAGTTCCACAAGCAGCACACCGATCTCCCTGTGCTTCATAGGTTAATCGGCGTTCTTTATCCCACCACTCTTGTCCTTTTATAGTTCTAGGATTTACTTCATGAAGAGGCTTTGGTATATTGCTATGGAGCAACAGTGATGGATCAGACTTTACTGACGGGTAATCTTCAAATGAGTGCTCCATAGTTACCTCCTACATATGTCTTGTCTTGACTCCTACTGGATTGTCTTCAGGTTGGTCTTCGATTAGACCTCTGACAATGATCCCTGCCATGTCCTCCTCAGTCATACCTTCGCACTCTTCAACAAAGTTATAACCATTTGTTATGAGGAAGCTCTCCATCAAATCTCTATCAACTTCTAATCTAAGAGTGATCTCGATGTCCATTATGTGCAGGCCCACTCCAATTCGTCACAGTCTTTACATAACCAGCGACTTCCGTCACACCACTCTACAGGATTCTCCTTTGTGTTACTCTTGTGGCAGCTTTCACACTGACGACCTCTACAAAGAAGTTTCCTAATTGTATCTACAAACCATCTTTCCATTTCGACACCTAGAACGTTATGTTTGTTTCTGCTGCGTGAACAGCTAATCCTCCAGCTTCTTCCTTTTGGATGAAAGTAGAGTTGGCAAAGTTGGTTCTCACATAAGCTATTAGACCATCTCTTCCATCTCTAACCTTGGTTAGCTTTAGGATTGCCTCATCATTAGCTGCCATCACATCATCCCTTATTATATGGATAATATAGTGAGCTGGCTGAGCAATAAGGTAACTCAATCCAACGTCCGCAACAGATATGTCTTCTGCTTTCTTCTTCAAGAGAGAGGAATGGCCTTGTGCTAGAACCCACATGGCTATTCCTCGGCCACCTCTTGAATTTCTCATCGCACGAGCTTTGCTCATTAACGATTGAGAAATCTCACCTTGGGTGTCCCACCCAAGTCTCCCCTTCCCCATCTGTCCAGCATCAGGAGCCAAGAGTCCTTGATGGTCTATTATAACAACATCTGGTCTCCAAGACCCGAACCGATGCATACATATATCTTCTATGACAGACGGGCTACATCCTTCGGGAATATCTACAATCTTTAGTTTTGAGGAAATCTTATTCTCAAGACTCCTCATAGAACGAAGCCAGTCATCAAGCCAATCTTTATCTGGCTCTCCAGGTGCCGCAAACTTGAAATAGTTATATGGTATCTGAGCTATGCGAGAATAATACTTGAACTTTATAAGCTGTAGAGCAGATTCAATTGTGAACTGACAAACATTGAATCCTGCCCTCAGCGCATTGTATCCAATCTCACAAGCCAGAGTTGTCTTTCCACGACCTGAAGGGCCAACTACGAATCCTGTTTCTCCATAATGAATACCCTGGGTTTCGTCATCAAACACCTTTATTCCAGTAGGTATCCCATGAAATAACTCAGGGTGTTCTCGCCTCTGTTTGATATACTCTATGTCAGCTTCTAAGTCGAATAGATCGCCAGTTATTACAGAGCTTGTCTGTTCTAAAGCATCTATCCGAAGGATAGCAGACTTGAGTTCCTTCAGTCCTGCAGAGACATCGCCAGAGTTTATTAGATCAGCATACTTCTCTCCACAAGCAGCAATTTCTCTGTTAGCCAATAACTTGATTAGCCTATCAGTTATTGCTTGAGAAATCTCTCTTGATGCAGGAGTAGAAGTGAAAAGACGGTCAAGGAGTATATCATACTGTTCATGAAGAGCTTCTCTCTCTTCATCTTTTCTTCCTGCTTTAGCTGTTTCATCTTTCAACTTCGCAAGAAGCAGCTGTTTAGTAGGAAGACAACCAAACGTCCGATAGTTTTGCATAACACGTGATGCTACCCATCGGAGTTCAGTCCCTGTAAACCAGTCTTTCCCTCGCTTCGTTTCCCACGGAACTATTAAGTCAGTTAGAACAACTTGATCTTGAACAAGTGTCCCAACTAACTGTTTTTCAAGTTGAACATCAGATAATTCAATCAACTATCTTCCCACCATAAAGACTTTGTTAACGTCCTTGAAAACATCAATTATCTCTTGTGCTCTCAATTGACTTAACTTCGTTTGGTCAGCTATCGAGGTGGCCAAGATAGTTGCTTTTCTGAAGTCTCGTCGCATCCTAGCAACAGTTAGCATTATCCTCGAAGGCGCTGTATAGGATATACTGTCTATAAAAAGCAAATCTGCTCTCTGTAGTGTATTCCTAAGCTCCATGTATGAGTCCTGCTCACTCCTAACATGATCAAAGTCTTCCATGATAGCATCGTAGTTCACTCTGATCACATGGTAATCTCTGTGAAGAGTTCCTGGAGTTATAGCAACAGACTTCAGAATTGCACAGCCGAATAGTGTCTTTCCACTCTTGGGTAACCCCATCATAGTAAGACCTTCTCCGGCTGCTATCTTAGTATGTAGATCATCTACATACTTCGTTACATAATCGAATACGAGAGAATTGCCATTGCTTTTCTCAATATTCTCTCTTGTTATATCCCAGAACTCTCTAGGGATATTTGCAGCAGCATAGGCAATATCTCTTGGGTGAGCATTCTGTGCTCTCAAAAGCTCTACAAGTTCATTCTGCATACTGGCCATATCAAACCCTCGTTACATGGACCAGTTTACCCTCTATATAGACGCCGCCATCAGGAGGAATATCAAGAGCTATCTGCCCATCCTTCTGGAATACTGTATAAACAACCTGCCCAGTCTCGATAACAAGAAATCCACCAGATACACCTTCTGGTATTAGATTGTTCTTGTATGCACCAAAGATGCTTTTGCTCATCATTCTTCTTGGGCTGAAGACCTCGAAGTTTTCCATTCCCCAGCGGACATATGATGAGAAGTCTAAGTGGTTATTACTACAGAAGCGGTTAAGTTCTACGCAGGCGTTGAAGAGGTTTGGTTCATCCATTCTATCGAACTCTACACAATATACTTCTTGGTAGAGTTGTTTCCAAGTCATGACTAGAGGATTTTGCTTCTTTGCCTTTATTGCTGTTGGCTTTGGACTTAATAAGCCTTCTCCAAACAGATCATCCTCAAATGAATATCCAGACATACCTTCTCCCAGTGAAAGAAAATCCTGCCTAAAAGCTGGGTAAGCTCAAAACCGAAGTTGATGGCAGCGGAGAGCACCTTTAGGCAGGACAATTGAATTACGATAACAGTTAAGATTGCGGCCCGGTCGCTTACCCGCTTATTCTTACGCTATCCGAACCGCGTGGCAAGCGGGCTTACTATCCTTCCATTTATGGCCGGTTATAATGTTGCTGATTTGTCCACGACTTACACCAAAGTGATCAGCAAGTATCTGCTGAGTGACAATCCCAGTAGCATAAAGCTCTTTGATCTCAACTACCTGATCAAAAGTTAGCTTTGCTTGGCCATTACTCTCTCCAGACAAAGAGGTTCGAGTTTGTCTACCCTTTATAACCTTATCGCACATATTGTCCTTTTGCGACCCAAGGCTTAGGTGAGCAGGATTGACACACCTAGGATTATCGCATACCTTATGCCTGACCATCCTCCCTTCTGGTATCTTTCCGTTCTTTATCTCAAAAGAAACTCTGTGGGCATAAAGAGTTTTCCGGCCTATGCTAAACTTACCATATCCACTTTTGAAGAAACTCCCTTGCCACTCCCAGCAGTCATCTGGACCCTTCACAGATACTTTTGAGAAGAACCTCTCAATCATTCCGGGATACCTTCCTGATAGGCATCAAGATAGCCTTTTGCCCCTTCAGCTTCCTTACCAACGTCGATTCTGGACTGAAGAACTCTGAGGGCATTAGATACAGCCACCTTCTTACTATCGCCACTTGAAGATGCTACAAGAACGCCATCTTTTCTCAAGTCCATTACTACGGTAGTGTTCTGATCTCGGAAGTCAACTTTATACTCGGACATGGTCACCTCATTAAGTATTCGATTACAATAGCCAGCACTCTCTGCCGACCTGTATAGTTCACTCTTCCCATCGCTTCTCTGATAGGAGCAAGACATTCCTGAATCTCGTTCGCAGACATATCCTGCTTGCGCTCTTTTACAAGCCTATCCGCAACTTGTGCCTCTTCATCTTGAAGCCTCCAGGCTAAAAGCAATTCGCTCTCAGGTAACTTGGTGATATATTCGGGAGCAAGTTTGCTACCATCACCGAAGGTCTGCTTGAAGTCGGCAACCTTACTTTTAACCTTGTATACGGAACCCGGATAGGCGTGTGTAAGGTTCTTCCCTTTATACCATACGAGTCGCTGTTCATCCGGCACCATCTCGTCACTTAAAGGTGCCCAATTGTGCCACATATGATTATTGTGCCACCGGCGACCAGTATATACCCACAGAGCTTCAAAGATTTCTTCTGCCATCAAGCATCAAACTCCTTGGCCAGATCGGAGAATGATAACTCTAGCTGGTGTAGGTAGACAGTCTCTTCCTTATCAGGAGTCTTGAATCCGATAAGTTCGATGACTATATCATCTTCGTCATATACGTTGACGATAAAGCCAAACTGTCTTAGCCTCTCAACCATTATAGTTCTGTTCTCATCGGTGACAGAATATAGCGAACTCATCTGCACCTTCTGAGAGCCACCAATCTTGTGCTTTGCCACTTCTTCGAGAAGATCGTGGACTTCAGAACCGGGAGTTGCCATCTGGCCTATGGTTTCTCTTATCCACGCCTCTATCTGAGCAATCATAAATGACCGCTTCGATAGTTCCTGAGCGAACAAACGTTTATCTAACGGGTTTGCCATCGGTATCGCCTTCCTTTCCGACCGTCTGCACGGTATCGAGTCGAGTATAAAGAGGGGTAAGGGGTAGGGGTTAGGGGTTTCTGAGGATATAACCCTTATCTATTCATCCTTCTTTATTCATTCCCTCTACTGTTATTTAGGGACGTTCCTCATACGCGCGCGCTGATTACACACTACGTGTGTAATAGGGGTCGTATATGAACTGGTTAAGCCACGCAACTGAGCAACAAACGAAAGAGAAAACACTTATCTTGAAGAGTCCAAGTAGTTCGATGGTGCCCCTCAGTATGAGAAGAGGATCAATCTTCCATCCTTTTGTCATATCCACACTTCTCACAATGGTATCCATCTTCCTTTTCTCCTATGACTGGAACCATATCCCCTCCACAGTGAGGACATTTTCCATCTGGCTCAGAATTGAATGCCTCCTTCAGTATCTTGCAAAGACAGCTAACGTGAAAGGCATTCGGCCTTATATCAAGCCAAGAGAACTTGAACTCTTTGCCAAGGTCTTTCACCTCAACAGATGGCTGATCAGCATCCGACCAGTGAGGAAAGTTGTTCCCAACTATCCCTCCGAAGTTATGAGCAAAGTCCTTATTGGCCGCATAAATGTTTCCAACAAGGATGACCCCAGGGAACTTCCCTCTTTCATTCACAATCGGTTCGTGACACTTGTCACATAGGATTTCAAGATCACCAGCATCAGCAGCAATAAGTGCTTCTCGAAGTGTCATTGTATTGAGAACTTTACGCAGTTCCAACTTCTGTCCCTCCACTTGCCTTCAGTGCCTTCAGATATTCAGCACATTTGGCGTTTGTTTTTTCGTCGAAAGGTTCGATGGACATCTTCCCTCGATATGCATCAGGCTCTGAACAAGCATCTGAGCACATGAAGTCTATATCCATCTGAGCGTCGGCCTCAGTCTCATAGCGAGCAAGACCCTGCTCAGGCATATCGGACATAGGATACCAGAATCCCATACCCATACACTGGCCCTGGAATACTCCGAACTCAGTGTGTCTTATCTGAAATGCCATAGGTTCCTCCCTGGGCATAGTCGGTCGGAGTATAGAGACTTGTGACTAATGGCAAACACACCTCTTTCTCCTTCCTGTGTAGTTGAAGGGTAGACAGCTCGAACTGATCTACCCTTCATTCTCATCTATGATTATAATCTCTGCCGGAGTTCCAACTGTCAGCTCGCTGCTTGCTTCCGTCTTCAACACGCTAATTGCTGTCTTAGTTAGCATGTCTCTCATAAACTTGAGCTGAGACGGATTAAGCTCATCGAGATACTTCTGGAAGTGGGCCCTCAGACAAGTTGGGCAGAGACACCAAAAATCTCCATTGGGCTGCCGTAACTCAAAGTTAACAGTGGCCCTGGTATTCTCCCCTAGATCAAGAGTTATCTGGTGGCAATCACCTTCAAACTCGTTACCGCAAGAGCAGGTATACTTCTCAGACTGCAACAGGTTCACCTTCCTTGTCCTGAAGATCGAGGACACTTTCCTCTTTTTGCATCCTAGCAAGTTCAGCTTCCCAGTCAAACTCTACTTTTCCACCTGGTCTCGGTGGATTGTATCTCGGAGAGGTATAGCCAACACCCTTTAGGTCAGCTCGGAAGAAGTGACCGTGCGGCTCGACTTTACCATCTTCATCTTCTTTAGTCCAGAAGTGGAGTTTGCCGGAGAGGTTGTCATAGAATCTATCTCCGTCGAATATCATGAGTCTTCGGCAGCGAGGACAGTAGACTTTACAGTCTTGTCTCCACTCTGCCTTAATAACTACCTGACCACCGGAGTCCTGTTTCTTCTTGCCAGGAGCTGTGGGATCATCCTTATCTGGTCCCTTCTCGAAGCAATAGAAGTAAATCTGGGTAGCGTTGGTGTCATATCCTTTAGGTTCAGCCATCTGTTAACTCCCTGGCGTTATTTTCTACGGGTCGATTTTAGCGAACGGGTAAAAGGTCGTCTAAGGACGCAAACCGCGTGCATTCGCGTGAATTCACGCGCTCTAAACGGTCGCAAGCTCTAGGTTTCCCCTAGTTCCCGCCCGGTTGTCCCGATCTTGGCCGGTTAAGATATATCGCAGATCATCGATGGAGAACTTGTGTAGAATCTGTTCATCCGTCATGATCTCGTTGAATATGAGTCTCTTGGTCAAGATGATCCTTTTGACTCTATCCTCAATAGTTCGAGCTACAGTAAAGTTGATGACGCTTACATTGCTATCGTCAACTAAACGCTCGACTTCATCCATACCATCTCTGTGCGCACGACCAATTCTCTGCTCTATAATAGCAGGGTTATACGGCAGGTCGAAGTTGAATACCCATCTAGCTGCCTGTAGATTAACTCCATACTTTGAACAGTCTGTAGTTATCAGAGCAACTGGTCGCTCGATCATGTTGAAGATGTCCTTGACATCATTCCTCGTCTTGGCATCTACTCCACCATGAAGTCTGAATGCTTCTCGGTCACTACCGAACCTTGCTTCGATCTCTCGTTCCAAGATTCGACTCATCTTCTCAAACTGAGTAAAGATGAGAATCTTTCCAGGTAAATCCTCCATGATAGAAAGCATCGAGGATACCTTGCCCGACTCCTTGATTTCAGGGTCTATTAGCTCTGGAGAGTCGCAGACTTCTCGTAGATAGATCAGCTTAGAGATTATCTCAAACTTAGCTTGGCTCAAGTCTCTGCCTTGCTTGTTCGAGATTGCCTCAAGAGCTTCTAGGGCTTCATTCTCTATAGCCTCATACAGTCTCTTCTGTCCACCTATAAGCTCGCAAGGTTCTTCATTCTCGGTATATGGAGGAAGCTCTGTGAGAACATACTTCTTCTCCCTCCTCATAACTACCGGAGCCAGCTTCTT